ACTGGAGTTCAGACGTGTGCTCTTCCGATCTGCAGGTTATCTGGGATGCCACCTCTCTTAGTGCTCTCAAGGAATGTCCTCGGAAATATTACCTGGGAATCCTCTGTGGGTACCAGCCGAAGACCAATGCAGTGGCACTCAATTTTGGTATTCTATTCCACTCGGCGCTTGAGGGCTTTTACAAACGAGCTTTTACTGGATGCAGCTATGAAGAGAATCTCAGAGAGACGCTGCGAGGAATTGCTTTGGACCCACTTAGAGCAGAGCTCCAGGAAGCCAATGATCCGGTGCGAGGAGTGGAGACCTTAGTCAAGGTCTTGGTGGAATACCTGGATTTCTATCAGGATGAGCCAGCAGAGACTGTGGTTTTCCCTGGTGGAGACATTGGAGTAGAACTGCATTTTCAATATGAGACTGGCTTGGTGGCCAGCACTGGAGAATCCTTTGCAATGGCAGGGAATCTGGACAGGGTGGTGAAAATGCCGACTGGGCTCTTTATCATGGATCACAAGACAACAAGCATGGCCTTGAGTCAGTTCTACTTCCAGCAATATGACCTGGACACTCAGATGACTAATTATGCAATAGCAGCAGATGTGGTGTTTGGAGCACCTGTGAGGGGAGTCATCATAGATGGGGTGAAGATAAAAGGCCAGCCTGAGTTTTCCAGATACATGACTATGCGGAGTAAGGAAGCCTGTGATGAATGGCTTGGAGAGCTCCAGCATTGGTTCCGCTTGGCGGAGTATTTTGCCCAGGTAGATTGTTGGCCTGCCAATGATAAGAGTTGTAATAAGTTCTCTGGATGTCCTTTCAGGGAAGTCTGCAAAGCTCCGAAGAATCTCAGGAAACGAGTGCTGGAAGAGCAATTCAAGCAAAGAACTTGGGATCCGTCTCAGGAGAAAAGCTAGTATGGAAGATTGGCAGCTTTGGATTCTTGGTTGCCTGGTGCTTATGGTGGTACCTTGCCCTTGGAACTTTAATTTAATACTTGGTTTATTTGTGCTGGCCTGGTTGAGAGTCCAGCTGAAAAGGAGAAAATAAGATGGCTTTATTGAGTGAGTTGAATGAATCAGAGCCAGTGAAAATGCTGGTGATTGGAGATTCTGGTGGTGGGAAAACAGGGAGCTTGGCGAGCTTGGTCAAGGCTGGGTATAGATTGCATATCCTGGACTTTGATAATGGCACGGCTATTCTTGGGAAGCTCCTGGACAAGGAATCCCAGAGCAAGGTAGAGATTGAAAAATTCCAGGATAAGATGAAGGCTACGCCAACAGGTCTGGTTGTAGATGGAATGCCCAAGGCTTTTGTTGGGAGCTTGAAGACTTTGACAGAGTGGACTGGGAAGTACAAGGATAAGAAGGATATAATTGTAATTGACTCGTTCTCGTTTCTTTCCAACGCTGCGATGAGATATACTTTGGCTCAAGCTGGCAGACCGAATGGACCAGCTCAGCTCCAAGATTGGGGAATTGCTCAGAATTATTTGACCAATGTTTTGAGTCTGTTGTATTCCAGTGACATAACCTGCTCTGTTCTGATCCTGGCTCATATTAAATATCTGGAAGCAGATGGTGGCTTGAAACAAGCCCAGGTGAATACACTGGGTTCAGCTTTGCCTCCCACAGTGGGTCGCTATTTCAACAACATGGTCTGGGTTGGAATGTACGGTGGGAAGAGGGTGATTAAAACCAAGGCCTCGCCGACTATGGCTTTGAAGACCAGTGCTCCTGGGGGTGTGAAAGACCAGTATGAATTAGAGACTGGTATGGCAGAGATTTTCAAGGCTTTGGAAGGTTAGCAGGCAGGGTTATCTGGTTCTCCTGCCCTCCTAGAGCCCAAGGGCGGCTCTTTAATCTAGCCCTTCATCCAATGGACAAAGGTAGGATAGGCCTACGCTAGTCCACCTCAATTAACAAGGAAATTTAAAATGTCAAACACTGTTGATTTTTCATCGATTCTCAGCAAAAAAGCAAGTGATGTTGAAGCACCGGCCTCGTTCCCGGCTGGCTCGTATAATCTCCTGGTCTTGGGTTATCAATTCGGTACCAGTGCCAAGAAACAAACTCCCTATGTAGAATTTGAATTTGGCGTACAGGCTCCGGGTGAAGATGTTGATCAGGAAGAATATGCAAAAATCAAGAACCCTGCAGAGAAACATCTGAAAGCTCAGTTCTACCTGAGCGAGGAAGCTCTGTTCAGACTCAAGGACTTCTTGAAATCCTGTGGCCTGGATGTAGATTCAGAAAGAACCTTGGGTGAAATCCTGCCGGAAGTTGTCAATACCAGTGTAATTGGTATTATCAAAAAGGAAATGGCTCAGGATGGTTCTGGCCGTGAGTTCACAAGACTGAATTCTTTCTTAGCTCAGTAGGGTTGGTTTAGAGCCAGGCCGGGAGAGGAATTAGATTAAATCTGTCCTCCACCTCCTGGCTCTTTTATTTCTAGGAGAATCATAAATGGAAATTTTTTTAGATCAGATTATTGTTGAAGCTGGGCGGCAAAGACAGGACCTGGGTGATCTTGAGGGCTTGAAGAAAAGCCTGCTGAATCTTGGCCTGTTGAATCCGCTGGTGGTGGAACCAGCAGGTTCTGAGTCCCCGGATAAATTCAAGCTCATCGCCGGGGAGAGAAGATATACTGCAATCAAAGAACTCCAAGCAGAACAGCTTTGGGCAGGTCCTGTGTCAGTTACCTTGTTCCAAGACCTTGACCAGAAGACTCGGTATCTGCTTGAATTGGATGAGAACATAAAAAGAAAAGACCTGGATTGGAAGGAATACTGTCAGGCCTTGGACAAGATGTTTTCCCTCTGCCAGCCAAGCACGATTGAAGCTTTTGCTCAGGAGATTGGGATTAATCGGAATTCTGTTGGGAAGGCCTTAGCTGTGGCAAGTATGCTGGATGACCCGCTGGTTCAGCAGGCAAAGAATCTGTCCAATGCCTGGACTGTGGTAAGCAGAATTAATTCTAGAAAAATGGACAGTATGATTCTGGATATAAATGAACTGTTAGAAGAAGAGGAAGAAAACAAAGATGTGGAACTGGTTGAAGGAAGCCTGGCAGGATCTGCAGACGGACATGATGTATGCACAGCTGGCTTGGAAACACGGAGAGAGACTGCTCCCGCTAATCTACTGGGCATGTTTGCTGCTGAGTATTCTTCTCGGGGGATTTCTGGGAGCAGTGGTGGTGACACTGGTTTGGGAGACAGTGAAACTGGCAGGAATGTAGGAATAGGGCAGGAGGTAGTAAAATCAAAAGCCGCCCCCACCCCAGCTCTCCCACAATACCAAATCCAGCAAGGGGATTTCTTTGAATTTGCCTCCAGCTACAAAGGCATTCCGTTTAATCTGATTCACTGTGATTTCCCCTACGGCATCGAGCACAGCCGGAGTGAACAAGGCAGCACAGCTACTTATGGTACCTACGAAGACACGGCGGATTTGTATAAGAGTCTGATTCAAACCTTGCTCCAGCACAAGGATCAGCTCATTGCTCCAAGTGCTCATGTTGTTGTCTGGCTTTCCTTGAGATATGAAGAATGGACCAAGCAGGAATTTGCAAAGCATGGATTCACCTGGAACATGCAACCGTTTATCTGGTTTAAGAAAGATAACAAGGGGATCATTGCAGACAAAGACTGTGGCCTCCGGAATGTTGGAGAGTATGCCTTGATTTTCAACCGTGGTCGGAGAAAGGTTTGTAAGAATATCTCTAATATCTTCCCCTGGCAGACCACAAAGAAATTCCATGCGAGCGAAAAGCCTGGGCCGATGCTGGATTACTTGTTCTCCGGGCTGGCTGATGAAACAAGCAGAGTTCTAGATCCCACCTGCGGCTCTGGTACTGCCATCCATGCAGCCATGCATGCAAATACAGAGCTGGCACTTGGCCTAGAGCTTGACCAAGGTTTTGCAGAGAAAGCAAAGGAATGGCTGGAGCTGGAGAAGAAAACCAAGGGAATTCAAAAAGGACTTCCTGAGGTGGAGATTAATCTAGAGGAGCTTGAGATATGATTTGGAATGGTTGGTTGACCTGGGATATCGGTGACCAAGATCTTTCTGTGAATTGGACCTGTGAGGAAACCTGGCTTGGAGACGGCCAGCGGGAGCTCGATTGGGATATCCGGGCAGAGGATTCCTATGGAAAATCCTGGCCATTGAATCAAGAACAAGAAACTCAGATTATTGAATACCTGAAAGACCAAGGAGAAGTAGATCGGAAGAGCACACGTCTGAACTCCAG